TCAGCAATCGTATCTTTGCCAGTACCTTTTTTGCCATGCAGTCCGACGATCATATCTTGAAGGGTTTTCCATTGGGATCAAGTAGAGTCATTTCAGGAACTAGCGATTCGCGACGTTGCAATTCAGCCTGCTCACGATACAGCCTCATGTCGTTCAACATCAAGGTCTTGAACTGGATATTGATTTCCTCGGCTGTAGCAAGTTCTTTCTCCAAGATGACATTCATCATTGCCTGCACTTGTAGCTTCAGAATCCAGATGGATTCGGGATCATGCCTGATACCACTTGAGCGCATGCCGATCTCATTCCAACGTCGCGCTTCGACTTCGATTTCATCTTGGATCTTTTCGAGTTCGGTCTTCTGTGTGCCTGGTACTCTCTCCATCTATCCTCCTATCGCTCTGTAGTTTCTTCCTCGTCCTTGTGGTGTCACGTCGATGTGACCGCGAGCTTCAAGTGTTTCTTCGATCTCCTGCATTTGTCGCTTAGACAAATTCATCGACCGCATGACAGAAGATCGCGTCGTATCTGGATGGTTGATAATGTATGCATGCACTCTATCAACCATCCTCATTGATGCTGATTGGCCGATATTCATTAGGACTTCGATTGTGTGTTCTCCCCACTGTTGTACATATTTGCTAGCTCTACGTACATCTGTGTCCGTGACTTCGATTTCAAAGTCGTTTGGCTCTTGACGGGAAGCAGCCACCAGTAGGGCCATCTTGAGAAGAGACATGCTAAGACGCTCAAAGGTGGGCAGGGCAAGTCCTTGATTCGGCGAATTGTATCCTGCGTCAACGAATCTGTCATTGATTTCTCCATACACTTCGTAGGCATCGGCTGTCATCTTGGCAACCACATCCACAGGCTTAAGAGCGGGTTGTCCTAGAATCTCTACTTCCGCCTCTTGTGCGTATGTGTGGTAGATTTCATGCATTCTGGAATAGATAGCTTGGCGCTTTTCCCCTAAGTCTGCAGTAGGAGGCCCAAGTCGTCTGAGCTTAGATCTATCCGTCACCCCACTGACGATGAGGAACCTTGGCAGGAAGCCACTGTATACGAATGATTCGTCAACACTGACGAAGAACTGATCCTTGATACCACCCCCATAGAAGATAAATATGGGGTTATCGACCGCAATGAGTTCCTTGCGGAGCATTCGTCTAACGGGATTCGTATCATATAGTTGAGTGAAAAGTTGTGGGATTCCTGCGAGGTAGTCTTTCTTTCTAATCGATTCGAAAAACCCAACAACTTCATCACGAAAGAACATACTTGTTCTGCCAGGTCGTCCAGACAATCCTGTAAGTATTCCTTCGGCAGACCCATCGGTAGCGAGAAGTATGTCAGGGTCGATGAAGTCAATGATATCGACAGCCATGCGCATTGCTGTGGACTTACGTGTGAGCGTTGAATCACCGAGAATCATTCCCCATATGTTCGGTCGGATCGTGCCGAAGGATGTCTCAAGCTTCAGGTTTCCCGCAAGCAACGAACTTAGCAGGATGAAGACACTTAGCTCATGGTATACTGGACTAGCATCTGTTGCTTCCTCTCCCCAATGCACATACTTCTCAATGAGAGATTGCCCAAGCTTGTAACCATCACCGGGAATAAGCTCAGGCATTTCAAAAGCGACGGTAGAAGCAATGACTTCGAAGTTGCCCACCTTCTCTGCAGCCTTGTTGACATCGCGCCACAGATAACGAAGCGGCTTATTGTCTCTAGCGTACTTGTTGACTGACGAATGGTATGCAACTGAGAATGTCTCTTCCTTCGACATCTTGGATTCAAGACATACCATGATGAGTCGCCACAGAAGCTTCGACCAATCATCATCGGCGGTCGGTTCAAGGTTCCAGATATCATTGAAGCGTCGCTTTTCAAGATCATCCTTGTACTTACGGATGATCGTCTTTGCATTTTTGATTTCTGGAATCGACTCATCTTCTAGTTTAAGTTCGGGGTCTGAGGATACATAAGAGAGATCATCGAAAAGGGATGCAGGGAGAGGATCTTCGATTGCCCTGAGCAGTTTAACTGGAGGTTGATTGGCGTACTTGAGATTCTTGGTGAAGGGTACACGGAGAAGCTTTGTGAGTGCCCATCCTGAATCGACTCCGTTAGCTCTATATTGTCCGTAGATCCTACGAGAGTAATCCTCTGCAATCTTAGGATCAAGTTGTTCATCAACCCTCCAAATTGCTTGATAGCGTTCGGGCGAAGATTCAATTACAAGTTGCGGTTTAGGATCGATGGTGTCGGGAGGACAATCATCGAGGTCTGCCCACAGAATATTTCCTGCGAGACAGCTTTCCTTCACACGCTCTTTTCGTGAAAGTAGGTTGACGCAGAACCAGATGTTCTTTTTAGACTTCTCTTTGTTAATATACGTGAGAAGTTGGCCTGACTCCATAGGCCATTGAAAGAACTTTTGTCTGAATTCGCCTTTTACAGAAGCGTCAGATGCAATGCAGAGCCAACCACGTTTATCACCGAAAAGATATGTAAAGAATTCTTCGCGAAGTGAGCTTTCAGTCACTTCTTTCCGTTGCCATTAGAGACGTTCGAGTAGTTGTGAGAAATATCTTCTAATAGATCAGCACGTTCAGGTGCGCTCATATTGGGATACGTCTCTTTGAGTTTGGCAAGTGCCTCTCCTAGTGCTTGTGGATCTCTCTTATCCAAAACCTTTCCTTTCAAATAATAACTCTGAGTCATTGGCTACCTGATCCGGCCTTGTCTACTAGGGACGGTGTATCCACCTTCCGGCCTGATCCCACCCGATCTTCATACTTCGCACCACGCCTCATAAGAATAGGGCTGCCTATTGTAATCCGACGCACCCATTGCCATCCACTGCCAATCGCTCGGTAGACATTCAAATCGACCAATTGACGGATGCATAGCTACCTCACCAATGACTCAGACTTTATGAACTACAGAAGGTCAGACTTACTTGCTCCTGTCTGACCAGTAGGGGAACCTTCAGGCTTAACGCCCTTGACGGGATTCTGCCATTCACCTTCATGGCCTTCCCGACTATCAGGTTCCTTAGCGACACGAATCACACACTCTTTTCCGACGAGGTCTTCCAGTTTCTTCTCGTCGAATCCCTTCGTCTTCAGTGTCTTCTCGTCCATACCAAGTGCGACGAGAAACTGAACGAAGTTGCCTTGCATGAGTCCGGCGTGCTGACTCTGCTCATTAGTCGGAAGCGGATAGTTGTTGAAGATCCTTCTACCCTTAGCCGGACCTTCATCCTGAATTGCGAATTGCACCTTGATCATCGGGACGCCTTGCGGCAACTTACCCGAACCAGAGGTTTCAGTCCTTTCCACTTCAAACACTGAAGCGTTGTATGAGCCAGCATCGATAGGCTCAAAACCTGAAGTCGCATCGCTGAGATCAAGCATACTCATTCTTTTCTTTCTCCTTTATTTTTTGTGCAGGAGATCCATGAGATCAGGGATCAACACGTCATCCTGCCACTGTCCGAAGGTATCTGTTCGATCCTTCGCTGTAACTTTCTCTGACTTCTGAAATTGTATTCGTCTAGTAATCTCCTCTCCGTTGGTTCTAGTGTACATATACCCGACTACATCGAAGAAGCCGGGAATCTCTGTGCGTAGCTTGCCAGCAAGTTGAGGGTAGTACGTGAGTGCGCCTGTGGTGTCGTCTTTTTCCTTCATTGATAGCGCAGTCATAAACGTATTCATTTCTAAGTCTTTGTACGCTCTAACGATCTTTCGCATGTGTGTACGAACAATACCCCACTCTCGCTTATCTGCAACGTCGGGATCTCTACCAGGTTGGCGCTGTAGCATTTCCCGCATAACGTCACGCATATCGAGATCAGCGAGTTCCGAAAGAGAATCGATTGCGACCGACTTGTAGTGTCCATTATTGTTGACGCGGAGATCGTTATGAACCTCAACAATTTGATCGATTGAGCGAACTTGTACAACGTCAATGTCCTTCTGTTTGCGAAGAGTGACTGTACCACCTTCGATATCAAGCAGGAGTAGAGGCTTAGTCAGTTCGTGAAGTTGCGCTGAACCAATAAGTTTCGTCTTACCAACACCGGGTTCTCCATAGATCAGAAAGTTCAACCACTTAATTGCTTCCGGTGAAGTGATCTCCTGCTTTAGCGGCGATTTGGTAGCTGTCATCTAAATTAGCTGCTTCAATTGCTCTCTACTAATTGCCGATATCTCTTCACCATTACATAGGAGAACAACTTGCCGACGAATTGTATTTGCGAGCGTGAACGCAAGACTGTTAGCTTGCTCATCGGTTGCTTTCCCTTGATGCACAAGAATGATATCGCTGTAATCCGCCTTGAGCAACTCAGCCTTTAATCCTTGAAGGACATGATCTTTGGGTAGATCTAATGGGAGTGGTTCAATCACTTTCACCTGTCATATCCTTCGGTTCAAAGGTCGGGAAATACTGTCGTAGAACTTCAGTGACGTTGTGCTTCTGTGTGTACTCTTCGCCTTTAGCAATTGGCTCACCATTCGCGCCAATCAGTGTGAACCAATACCATTTCTTGAATGTCGGAACGCGAAGGAGAAGTTGCTTGCGCCCCTTGTGGATCTCTGCGATTCCCACTGGTGCCTCCGTAATGGTAACTTCTTTACGTGGTCTAGCCATTATGCTTCTCGCTTTCTATCTGAAACTTACTCTTACCACACTTGATACAGATGTAGTGAGTGTCAGCCCATACGTGTTCACACTTCATCTTCATCTATATCTCCAAAGTGATACTCGTTGTAGTAGCCTTTACAAAAATCACAGTATACCAGTCCCGTTCTATCGACTTTGTCTGGTTTGTCACGCTTAGGCTCGGTAAGGAGCTTGTCAATGAAGTCATCTGGCAGAGGTTCAAACTTCATATTCGTATGGATGAATCATCCGAGATATTTCATCAAGCGTGCATTTGCTAAACGAATCTAGAATATCTTGGCGACCTCGTTCTTCTGCAATCCGTAGTTCTTGTTCGATGTCGGGCAGAGCAATCATCACTTCGTTGAAAGGTCGAGTGAATTGAATATCCCAATTCCTTCCATCCAGCGAAAATACTCGTCGATCTACAATCCCACCTTGACCAGCAAACGTCATATGAACTTCAGTTGCCATCTTCTTCCTGTGCTGCCTTG